CTTTAAAAGATTGGACAGCCCAGAAATGGACTACTAAGTCTGGTAAACCTTCTTCTAAAACAGGAGAGCGTTATCTTCCTGAAGCTGCCATTAAGTCTTTAAGCTCTGCTGAGTATGCTGCTACCACCAAGGCTAAGCGTGAAGGCACAAAGGCTGGTAAGCAGTTTGTTAAACAACCAAAAGAGATTGCTAAGAAAGTGAGCAAATTCAGATGATTAAAAAAGGTAGTGAAGAGTTTTCAGGGTATAACAAGCCTAAGGCTACTCCTAAGCATCCTACGAAGAGTCATGCTGTGTTAGCTAAAGAGGGTGACACAGTGAAGCTTATTAGGTTTGGACAGCAGGGTGTTAGTGGTGCTGGAGCAAATCCATCTACACCGAAAGAGAAAGCTAGACAGAAGAGCTTCAAAGCTCGTCATGCTGAGAACATTAACAAGGGTAAGATGTCTGCTGCTTATTGGGCAGACAAGGTTAAGTGGTAACTAAAAGGAGAAACTATGGCTACCGATGCAGAGAAAGTAAAGATGTATAGAGAGAAGGCTAAAGATGAGAGCATTCCTCAAGAGGTGCGTAACACCTATTTGGACAGAGCTAATGAGCTAGAGCGTAAGGCTTATGAAGCCACTAAAGCTCCTACTCCTTCTACTCCTCCAGCTAAACTGGCTAAGGGTGGTATGCCTGTTAGAGGTAGCCGTACAGCCACTAACAAAGAGAAGAAGATGATGGGTGGTGGTTATGCTATGCCTATGCAAACACCAATGATGGCAAAGGGTGGTATGGTGGTTAATAGTGGTGTGGGTGCTTCTATGAAGCCCCATAATGTGTTTGGTACTAAAGGGAAAAAATAATGGCTATGAACAAAATGATTAAAGAAGGTAAAGAAACTTACGCTTCTAAAGGTGCAATGATGAAGCATGAGAAAAAAGAGCCTATGAAAAAAGAGAAGGCTGAAGAGAAGATGGCTAAGGGTGGCATGGCTAAGAAGCCAGCTATTGCCATTATGATTGGTATGGGTAAGCCAAAGGGTAAAACTGCTATGGCTAAAGGTGGCATGGCTAAGAAGAAGTGCTGATATGGCTACAACTAAGCTTTCTAAAAAACAGCAAGCCAAAGTTGGTAAAGTGATGCATGAGTTCAAAACAGGAACTCTGCATTCTGGCAAAGGTGGCAAGGTTGTTAAGAACCCAAAGCAGGGCATTGCCATTGCTTTGTCTGAAGCTTCACGGATGAAGAAGAAGTAATGATATATTCTTATCCAAGCCAGATACAAATAACTAGCAGTGGAAACACTGTTAGCATTGGTGGAACTAACACTGATGCCTTTGGAAGGATAAGGGTTAGTCAGCCTTATACATTGTTTGATAGCCAGAATAGGTATGGTATTGATAATCAATTCAGTACCTCCACTGCTGGTTCTGGAGCTGCTACTCATCTTTCTAATGAGTCTTCTGTAAGTATGGCTGTGTCTACCACCTCAGGTGATGAAGTGGTGAGACAGACATTTAGAGTGTTTCCTTATCAGCCGGGTAAGAGCTTGTTGTTATTAGCTACATTCAAGATGGATGCAGCTAAGACCAATTTAAGACAAAGGGTTGGTTACTTTGGTACAGCCAATGGTGTGTTCTTAGAACAAGGTGCTAATGGTATTACCTTTGTTTTAAGAACATCTACCAGTGGTAGTGTTAGCGATGCACGTTATGTAGCTAAGGCTAGTTGGAATGGTGATAAGCTGGATGGTACAGGTACTAGCGGTATCACATTAGACCTGACCAAGACACAAATCTTGTTCTTAGATTTTGAATGGCTTGGTGTCGGTAGTGTTAGATGTGGATTTGTTATTGATGGTCAATTCATTGTTGCCCATACATTCCACAACGCCAATATACAAACATCTGTATATATGACTACAGCCATTCTTCCTGTGCGTTATGAAATTACCAATACAGGCACTGTAGCTTCTTCGTCAGCAATGAAACAGATTTGTTCTTCTGTTATGTCTGAGGGTGGATATGAAGCAGTGTCGCAAGAACACTCAGCCAGAATGGTGTCTGCTACATCGGGTTCATATCTAACAACAACATTTAAACCGCTGGTGTCCATCAGACTAGCATCAGCCTCGTTAGATGCTGTAATACTTCCTTACAATTTAAATTTCTTACCCACTACCTCCGACAATTATGAGGTGGCTTTGTTTAAAAATGCTACACTGACAACACCAACATGGACAACAGTTTCTTCTACTAACAATGTAGAACAAGACATAGCTTCTACATCTATGGCTGGTGGAACAATTGTATATAGTGAGTACACTACAGGTAAATCTGGAAGAGTCCCATTAGCTACAGGGTCTGGTTACAATTGGGATTTACAACTTGGTAGAACTTTAGCAAGTGTGAGTGATATTTATACACTAGCTGCTAGAACAGTATCAGCAACTGGTGGTGGTATAGGTTCTCTTTCTTTTTATGACTTAACATAATGACCAGCAAAAATAGAAGCTTAGGGTTAACGCTAACAACCAGTAACGCAGATGTATACACTGTGCCTACTAGTTTTAAAGCCACCATCGATTCCATCCTCATCAGTAATATCACATCTTCGGCAATTACTTTTAACTTAGACTGGTATAAATTGTCTAATACAACTTACTACCCGATTGCTACCACTGTGAGGATGGAACCTAATAGCATATTACAGATCACTGATGCGTTATATCTAGAAGCTGGTGATAAAATCAGAGGACTAGCAAGTGCTGGTACTTCCATTGTTGTCACTATTAGAGTTAAAGAACAATATGCTGTATCTAATTTATAAAGAACATTATGTCTAAAAGAGAACTTAACGAACAACAGAAGAAATTCATTGAGGTGTTATTTGCTGAGGCTGGGGGCAATCCAGCTAAGGCAAGGCAGCTTGCTGGCTACAGCGAAGGCTATGCTACCAAGATGATTATGGATACTCTCAAGGAAGAAGTGATTGAGGCTACACAGCTTTATATTGCTATGAATGCTCCTCGTGCAGCTATGGCTGTTGTTAGTGGCATTGCCGATCCTACAGAGCTAGGCTTGAAAGAGAAGCTCAATGCTGCTAAGGATTTGTTAGACAGGGCTGGTTTGGTAAAAACAGAAAAGGTTCAGGTGTCAGCACCTAACGGCATTATGATTTTGCCAGCCAAAGACAGCGGTGAGTGATAGAGATTTAGGGGCTTGGATACTTCCCCAACCGAAAGCAAAGGAAACATATGTACCTATTCCAAAAATTAGAAAAACTATACCATTTGGTTATAGACAAGATGAAGAAGATCCTAACCTCCTGCAGCCAATTCCTACAGAGCTTGAAGCGTTAGAACTAGCTAAGAAACATTTAAAACAATATAGCTCTAGGCAGGTAGCAGCTTGGCTTACCACTACAACAGGTAGACCTATAAGCCATGTAGGTTTGTTAAAGAGAATAAAGACTGAAAGAAAGCATGGACGAAAATCCGCTACTTACCGCAACCTTGCCACAAGGCTCAAAAAAGCCCTTGAGCAAGCGGAAAGGTACGAAGAAAAATCCAAGAGGCTCGGCAGGGAAGACCAAACAGGATACTTCGAGTCAGAGCAGTACAGCAAGCTCTCCGAATATATCGATAGTAAACTCGCCAGAGACTCCTCTAGCGATACCTGATGATAGGGAAGTATTGTTTAAGCCCAATGCTGGGCCTCAAACATTCTTCTTAGCTTCCTCAGAGAGGGAAGTTTTATATGGTGGTGCTGCTGGAGGTGGTAAAAGCTACGCTATGTTGGCTGATCCACTGAGGTATATGGTGCATCCTCAGTTTTCTGGGTTGCTTCTGCGTCATACAACAGAAGAACTTCGAGAACTTATCTGGAAAAGCCAAGAGCTTTATCCAAAGATTTACCCCGGCATCAAGTGGAGTGAGCGAAAGATGCAGTGGGAAGCACCATCAGGGGCTAGACTATGGATGTCTTACCTTGATAGAGACGAAGATGTATTGAGATATCAGGGTTTGGCGTTTAGCTGGATTGGTTTTGATGAGTTGACGCAGTGGCATACGCCATTTCCGTGGAACTATATGCGTTCTCGACTGCGTACAGCAGCGTCAGACCTACCAATCTTCATGAGAGCTACAACAAATCCGGGTGGACCGGGTCATGCTTGGGTGAAGAAGATGTTTATTGACCCTTCTCCAGCGGGTAAAGCCTTTGATGCCACTGATATTGAGAGTGGAACCACCTTAGTGTATCCCAAAGGACACAGCAAGGAGGGGCAAGCACTGTTTAAGCGTAGGTTTATCCCTGCTATGTTGTCGGATAACCCCTATTTGATGCAGACAGGTGACTATGAGACGATGTTGTTGTCTCTTCCTGAGCATCAACGCAAGCAATTGTTAGAAGGTAACTGGGATATTGCAGAAGGTGCTGCATTTCCTGAGTTTAATAGGCAGATTCATGTGGTTGAACCCTTTGACATCCCCAAAAGCTGGACTAGATTCAGGGCTGGGGACTACGGATATGGTAGTTATAGTGCGGTTGTCTGGTTTGCTGTGTCTCCCAGCGAACAATTGGTAGTTTATCGTGAGTTGTACGTCAGCAAGGTGCTTGCTAAGGACTTAGCCCACATGATTATGAGAGCAGAGGAGAATGATGGGACTATCCGCTATGGTGTTCTTGATAGTAGTTGCTGGCATAAGCGTGGTGACACGGGTCCGTCTTTGGCTGAGCAGATGATTTTAGAGGGATGTAGGTGGAGACAGGCAGACCGCAGTGCTGGTAGCCGTATCTCTGGTAAAAATGAAGTTCATCGTAGACTTCAGATTGATCCCTTTACAGAACAGCCAAGAATGGTTATAACAAGCAACTGTATTAATACAATTGCACAACTTCCTATCATTCCTTTGGATAAAAGAAATCCAGAAGACATTGATACGAAGGCAGAGGATCACTTATATGATGCTCTTAGGTATGGTCTTATGAGTAGACCCAGAAGTAGTATTTGGGACTATAATCCAGCCACATCAAAACCTGTAGGTTTAAAAGTTGCTGATCCAGTGATGGGATATTAAAGGTAAATTATGGCAGAGAAACAATCTTTCATGGATAGCAATCCTATTTCATTAGAAGATATTAAGAAAGATGGGGATGACACATTCTATGCGGATTCCCTTGTTAAATATATTCAGCAGCTTTTCAGTAAGTCTGAAGAAGGCCGCATCACTGACGAAACTCGTTGGTTAAAAGCATATAGAAACTATCGTGGCTTGTATGGTCCTGATGTTCAATTTACTGAGACAGAGAAGTCTCGTGTATTCATTAAAGTGACAAAGACAAAGACATTGGCTGCATATGGTCAGATTACAGATGTCTTGTTTGCTAATAATAAGTTTCCTTTGTCTGTAGATCCTACACCTATTCCTGATGGTGTCTCTGATTCTGTTCACTTCGATCCAACAGAACCCCCCGGAATGGAAGATACAGAACTAGACTTACCTTCTATGCCTTTTGGTTATAAAGGTGATGGTAAAGAATTACCTCCCGGAACTACAGCATACAACCTTGGTCCTCTTAAGAATAAACTTAAAGATGTTAAGAACATCAAAGAAGGACCGGGGGCTACTCCCACTAGTATCACATTCCATCCTGCTGCTGTTGCAGCTAAGAAGATGGAGAAGAAGATACATGACCAATTGGATGAGAGTGGTGCTAATAAGCACTTGCGTTCCACTGCCTTTGAGATGGCCTTGTTTGGTACAGGCGTTATGAAGGGGCCGTTTGCCATTAACAAAGAATATCCAAACTGGGATGAGACAGGTAAGTACAATCCTGAAATAAAAACTGTTCCTGAAGTATCACATGTTTCTATTTGGAATTTCTATTGGGATCCAGATGCAGTGAACATGGATCAATGCCAGTATGTCATTGAGCGTCATAAGATGAGCAGAACAGAAATGTATGCGTTGAAGCGTAGACCTTTCTTCCGTGGTAATGTGATTGATCAAGTTGTTGAAGGTGGTGAAGGCTACATCAAGAAGTATTGGGAAGATGACTTAAGAGACTATGCTCCTCGCTTTGGTGTTAACAGATATGAAGTGTTGGAATATTGGGGTAATGTTTCTATTGACTTGCTCAAAGAGAATGATGTAGAGATTCCTAAAGAGTTGGAAGACATGGAAGAGTTGCAAGCCAACATTTGGTATTGCAATGGATCCATCTTGCGTCTTGTTCTCAATCCATTCAAGCCAGCAAAGATTCCTTATCATGCTGCTCCGTATGAACTCAATCCATACTCACTTGCTGGTATTGGTATTGGTGAGAACATGAGTGATACACAGATGCTCATGAATGGTTTCATGCGTATGGCTGTAGACAATGCTGTGTTGTCTGGTAACTTAGTGTTTGAGATTGATGAAACCAATATGGTTCCCGGTCAAGAACTCTCTGTCTATCCCGGCAAAGTGTTTAGGCGACAGGGTGGTGCTCCGGGTCAAAGCTTGTTTGGAACTAAGTTTCCTAACGTGGCTGCTGAGAACTTGCAACTGTTTGACAAAGCAAGACAACTTGCTGATGAGTCCACAGGTATTCCTTCGTTCTCTCATGGACAAACAGGTATCTCTGGTGTAGGCCGTACTGCTGCTGGTATTAGCATGTTGATGAATGCTGCATCAGGCAACATCAAAACTGTTATCAAGAACATTGATGACTACTTGCTTGAGCCTTTGGGTAAAGCCTTCTTCAGTTTCAATATGCAGTTTGACTTTGATGCTGAAATCAGAGGTGATTTGGAAGTTAAGGCTAAAGGTACAGAGAGCTTGATGGCTAACGAAGTGAGGAGTCAACGCTTGATGCAGTTCTTGCAGATTGCTAGTTCTCCAGCTTTGATGCCGTTTGCTAAGTTTCCTTACATCATCAAAGAAATTGCGAAGAGCATGGACTTAGATCCAGACAAGGTGACTAACAGTATGGAAGAGGCTGCATTGCAAGCCTATCTACTTAGACAGAATCAGGAAGCTACAGGCACTACGCCTCCTGCTGCTGGTGGTGCTCCCGGTGTACAAGATATGACGGGTGGCGGTGGTGGTAATATTGGCGTTGGTGCTGCACCAGTGCCGGGTGAACAAGGATTTGCAGGTAATGTCCAACAGCAACAAGCCGTTCCTCCCCAAGCTTAAACAGCTTGCTAGTAACCACCTACAGTGGGAAGCCTTCTGTGAAATGCTTGACTACAATGTAGCACAGCAACAGAGAAAGCTTGAACAAGCTGTAGAGATGAGTGATGTTTTTAAGGCACAAGGGGCTATTGCTGCTTTGCGCCATCTTAAATATTTGAGAGATGAAGTAAATGCTGAACAATGAAATGAACAAGCTCTTCGCTGATGGAGGAATTAATCAGCAGGGTGGTACTACAGATCCAGTGAGTGGTAATGAAGTACCTCCGGGAGCTATGCAGAATGAAGTGAGAGATGATATTCCTGCTCAACTAAGCGAGGGTGAGTTTGTTATTCCTGCTGACGTTGTTCGTTACATTGGTCTTGAACGATTGATGAAGCTTCGTGATGAAGCTAAAGCAGGTCTTTCTCGTATGAGTGAGATTGGTCAGATGGGTAATGCTGATCAAGTGGAAGATCCAGAGGCTCTACATGGTGATGAGTTTGGTCAAGAGATTGATGACATCATGGCTGAGGTAGATAGTGGTGATGGTACTAAACAGTTTGCTGCTGGTGGTTTCAATGAACCCGGCACTGACTACTTAGCTAAATACAACATTCCTAAAACATCTATTACCAACCCAGCATTGGATGTTAGAGCATATAAGAATAAAGAAGGTAGAGTGATGTACATTACTTTCTTTAATGATAAACCCTCTATTCAGATTCCTGCTGGATATGAATTTGCAGGATCTGCTGGTCAATTCTTAGCTGAAGTTAAGAAGACAGATGAAACAAAAATAAATACTACTACAACAGCCTTAGACGGAACTCAAGGAGGTGGTGGTGATGGACCAACAGGACCAGCAGGTGGTGCATCTGTAGGCACTGGTTCAGGTGTTGGTGGTCCTTCTGGTACATCCGTTGGCAATTCTGCAATTGGTATTGCCATTGGAGCTATTGCTAATGCTATTGATGGTATTACAAGCAATACTATTGGAACTCCAGTAAGTGTTTCAGATGCTGTAACTACAACAGGAGTTTCTACTTCTGCTAATGCAGCAGGTCTAGCAGCTAATGCTGTTGCCTTAGGTATTGATGATGCTTCTATTTCTGAGGGGGTTACTAGCGCAACAACCGCTTCTCCAGAAGGATTAGCAGCTAATGCTGCTGCATTGGGTGTGGATGATGGTTCTACTACTGATGGTGTTAGTGGTGAAGGTGATGGTGTGGGTGTAGGAGACTTTGCCAAAGGTGGCTTAGTAACTAAAAGATCTAAGAAATCTAAAAAGTAATATATAATTAGCATACTCATACCAGAGGTGGGCTGGTGAGTGTCAACAATTTCCCACCATATGGCTACCTATCTCCCTGCATCTGCAGCTACAGTTAGCCCCAACTTAAAGGTATGTTATGACAACAGAAGTAGTGCTTGATCAAAAGCAAGAAGTAAAAGCGTTTTCTCCTTTCGGTAAACGAAACTCTACTGAGGAGCGTATTAAGGAAGACGAAGAAGAGTTGAAGAAACTGCAAGAGGCGAACAATCCCTCTGAAGAATCTAACTCAGACTCTGGTGCTGAGCCAGAGAGTGCAGAAGAGAAGAGTTTTAAGAAGCGTTATGGTGATCTTCGTAGACATTCTCAGCAGCAACAAACGCAACTGCAAAGCCAGATTGATGCATTGAAGTCTCAACTGGAGCAGTCCACTACTAAACAAATTAAGTTCCCTAAGACAGAAGATGAACTTAATGAATGGGCAGCACAATATCCTGATGTTGCCAAGATTGTTGAAACCATTGCTATGAAGAAGGCAAAGGAACAATCTAAAGAAATTGAAGATAGGTTTCGTCAGCTTGATGAAAGAGAACAACAAACTGCAAAAGAATCAGCAGAAGCTGAGTTGATGCGTTTGCATCCAGACTTTAACTCTATCCGTGATGATGATGCATTCCATGACTGGGTTGAAGATCAACCTAAGTGGGTGCAACAAGCGTTGTATGAAAACGACACTGATGCTAGAGCAGCCTCTCGTGCCATTGATTTGTACAAGGCTGACAAAGGAATTAGGACTAAGAAAGAAAGCAATCCTAAAGATGCAGCAAGAAGTGTAGGAACAAGAGGTGCTCGTTCTACCCCTGCTTCTGAGGATACAAATGGTACTTTCTATGAGTCTGATGTAAATAAGATGACTAGCCACCAGTATGAAGCTAACCAAGAAGCCATTGCTAAAGCCATGAAATCTGGTAAGTTTATATATGATTTGAGTGGTAACGCTCGATAAGTATTGACAAAAGTTATATTGCTGATATAACTTTATCATTGGTCACATTGTGGCCTTTTCCTCTGGAGCCTAAGCCGTTGCTGCAACAACCACCTTAGGCTCTAGAAAAGTTAACGCAAACAGTAAGCTATCAGAATTACCTGCAGTTTATTGGCCTGTATGTTTTAGGGAGGCATCCCTACTATGTACACACCCGATTAGACACAGCCTCTGAAGTGATGTAAAGCGTATTTAATTATATGCCCTTATATCTTAGGAGGATAAATCATGGCATTTCCAAAAGCTGTAGGTTACGGCAATTTACCCAATGGTAATTTTAGCCCCGTAATCTATTCCAAGCAAGTTCAACTTGCATTCCGTAAATCGTCCACTGTCGAAGCCATTACTAATAATGACTACTTCGGTGAAATCGCCAACATGGGCGACTCTGTCAAGATCATTAAAGAGCCAGAAGTTTCTGTTCAGAACTATGCTCGTGGTACACAAATCACAGCACAAGACCTGAATGACGAAGACTTCACATTGGTTGTTGATCAGGCTAACTACTATGCATTCAAGATTGATGACATTGAAGCTGCTCACTCACATGTGAACTTCATGCAGATGGCTTCTGATCGTGCAGCATATCGTTTGCGTGACCAGTATGATCAAGATGTCTTGGGTTACTTGTCTGGCTACTATCAGTCTGCCAAGCATGTTACACCTGACACTGCTCGTACAACTGCTCCCGGTACTAAGGCAGTTACTGCCGCTGGTTCTGATGAGTTGTTGTCTACAATGAAATTGAAGAAAGGCGACTTTGGTAACATTACCACTGGTTCCGCTGGTGATCATTCCATTCCTTTGGCTCCTCGTTTGCCCGGTGCTACTGCTGCTCCAACAGCAACAGCTACACCATTGCAAGTGATTGCTCGTATGGGTCGTTTGATGGATCAACAATTTGTTGATACAAATGGTCGTTGGTTGGTGGTTGATCCCATCTTCATCGAACTGTTGAAAGACGAAGACTCACGCTTGTTCAATAACTTGTTCGGTGGTGCTGGTCTGCAAAATGGTTTGGTGGTAGATAACTTGCACGGCTTCCGTGTGTTTGTTTCTAACAACTTGCCTAAGGTTGGTACTGGTGCTGGTACTGCTGGTACAGCTAACCAAAACAGCAACTTCGGTGTTATCGTTGGTGGTCATGACTCTGCTGTGGCAACTGCCCAACAGATCACTAAGACTGAAACCTATCGTGACCCTGACAGCTTTGCTGACATCGTGCGTGGTATGCATCTCTATGGTCGCAAAATCTTGCGTCCTGAGGCATTGGTCACTGCTAAATACAACGCTGCTTAAGGAGAAACTAAATGGCAACTATTACTACTCTCTCTAATGCTGTTGGTGCAGGTACTCACCCTAGCCGTGCTCTTCGCAACATGCCTTATGTTGTGGAAAACACCATTAACTTAGCTGCTGCTGTAACAGCAAAAGGTTCTGCCTTAGCTGCTGCTGATGTGATTGAAGCTCTTCAGATTCCCGCACAATCTATTGTGTTGGCTGCTGGCTTTGAAATCACTGGTGCTGTCACAGGTAGCTGTACAGTTAGCTTGGGCGTTACTGGCGTAACAGCCGCTGCTTATGTGTCTGCCTTTGGTGTGACTGGTTCTCTTGCTGTGGGTGATTATGCAACACCAGCCACTGCCGGATATCCTATCGTAACAAAGTCTGCTGATACATTGGATTTGTTGTTGGTTACTGAAACCACTACACTGAGTGCTGGTTCAATCCGTGTCTTTGCTGTCATCGTTGACGCAACAGATCGTGTTGGCCCTGCTTCTGTGACTCGTACTCAAATCTAAGTCCGTAAGGGGAAGTCCTCAAAAGGGGCTTCTCCTTTTATTATTTTAATATTATGGCAACATACCTTTCTTTAACGAATGAATTGCTACGCAGACTTAATGAAGTCCAGATGGACTCCACTGAGTTTGACGCTGCACGAAATGTACAGAGTCTTGCTAAAGATGCTGTCAATTCATCCATTAGAGAACTTATGCACTCGGTCCAAGAATGGCCTTTTGTTTCTGCTTCTTACACACAGACATTAACTGCTGGTACAGGGACATATACTTTCCCTACTAATATGTCTAGTATTGACTGGGATAGTTTTTATTTGCAGCAACTTCCTGCTCAGAACAATGTTCCTAAGAAGATACCTTATATCACTTACACGGCTTATATTGAAACACAAAAGCCAAAGGAAGATCAGACTGGTACAGCGGGACAGGCTGCTCCTCTTTATGTTTATGATGTTCCTAACAATCTTTCATTTGGTGTGACTCCACTTCCTAATGATGCATATAAGATTGACTATAACTACTACTACTTTCCAAATGATTTAACTAATGCCACAGATGTGTGTGTTGTTCCTGATCGTTTTAAGAATGTTTTAATTGATGGTGCAATGATGTACATGATGATCTTTAGGTCTAATGAGCAGAGTGCTACTATTCATAAAGCCAATTTTGAAGCAGGAATTAAAGTGATGCGTAGGCTTTTGATTGGTGAAACAAATCTTATGAGGTCTACTGCTATTACGCAGACAGTATCAACTGCCAGAGTGTTCTAATGGCAGATAAGATTAATGGGTTTAAGGTTTCCTGTATTGGTGGATTGAACACCAATGGAGATGTTCTTTCTCAGGGAGAAATTACACCCGGATCTGCTGTATTACTTATTAATTATGAACCATCAATTACTGGTGGATATAGACGGATTAGTGGATATAGTAACAGTTATGGAACTGTAACTGGAACAGGAAGTGTTCTAGGTGTTATGGTTGCTGAGGGTTTGAATGATGGTATCTTTGCTTGTCGCAAAGCATCAGCAGGAACTAACTATTTCTATAAGTGGGTAAATAGTAGTTCTACTTGGTCAGCCATTACTACACCCGGTACAATTACAATGACTGGTGTTAAGAAGGTTAGGTTTTCTAAATATAACTGGAGCACTACAAAGATAGCTTTAACTGATGGTATCAATCCAGCAGCTATCTATGATGGTACAACTTATACACAGGTGACGCATGCAAATGCACCTAACAGTCCTAAGTATTCTGCACCATTTAAGAATCATTTATTCTTAGCTGGTGATCCTACAGATCCCTACAATTTATACTTCTCTTCTCCTTTATCGGAGACAGACTTTAGTCCTGCTAATGGTGCTGGTATTATTAATGTTGGATTTGATATTGTTCAGATCAAACAGTTTCGTGATACGCTGTACATATTTGGTAAGAGTGCTATCAAGAGTTTGACAGGAACCAATGTAGCTGATTTTGTATTGTCTGAAGTTACAACAAATCTTGGTTGTTTAGTTCCAGATAGTGTTGTTGAGTTTAGTGGTAGCTTATTGTTCTTAGGTCCAGATGGCTTTAGACCAATCTCTGGTACTAATAAGATTGGTGACGTAGAACTAGAAACTATTTCTAGACAGATTCAGTTTACTGTTAATTCATTACTTAATGATATTGTTACAGAGTCTATTGATCCTGAAACATTAAGCACTGTTCTTATTAGGAAGAAGTCTCAGTTTAGACTGATGTCACCTATTGAAGGAACTACTGGAATACTAGGTGGTTTGAGACAGAATGATAATGGTGGACTTTCTTTTGAATTTAGTTCGTTGTTTAACTTCTTTGTTACTTGTGCAGCCAGTGGATACATTGGAATAAACGAAGTAGTTATTCATGGAGACTCTGCTGGTAAAGTTCATAAGCAAGAAACTGGAACTTCTTTTAATGGAAGTGAAATACTGAGTGTTTATCAAACACCTTATTTTTATTTCCAAGATCCTACTATTAGAAAGAACTTTTATAATATAAGTACATTCTTGAAAAGTGAAGGAGCTTCCTATATTCTTATGGGTATCTCTTATGACTTTGACGATAGTGTAGGTGTATTTAATCCTAAGAACACTACTATTAGTACAGCGGCTGCTGCTGCTTATTATAATGTTTCGTTATATGATGCAGCAGCCATCTATGATGGTAATCCATCGCCAGTGGCAAAGACAAATATTGAAGGCTCAGGCTTCTCAATTTCGTTTAGATATGTGACCAATGATACAAATGCTAGTCATACAATTCAAGGTTTGGTCTTGAATTATTCTATGAATGACAGGCGATAAGGAGAACACACCTTGAGTGGATATGTAAGACAATCATCAGCGGATATTTTGCCAACGGCAGTTATCCGTGCTACACCTGTTAATAACGAATTCAATGCTCTTCGTGATGCTTTTGCTCAGTCTGGTGGTCACAAGCATGATGGTACTGCAGCAGAGGGTGATTACATTCCTCTCGTTGCAGACTCAACTGCTAAAGATAAAGTTGTTATTGATGGAACAAACCATAGGGCTGGTGTCTTTGTTAATGTCACTGGAACATCTACTGAACAAGTAAGATTTCAAGATGGTGCTATTGTACCAGTGACAGATAATGACATTGACTTAGGCACAGGTGCTCTTGAGTTTAAAAACCTTTACATCACTGGTGTAGCAAACATTGACAGCTTAGTTGCTGACACTGCTGACATTAATGGTGGCACAGTGGATGGTGCAGTGATTGGTGGTAGCTCAGCTGCTGCTGCTAATTTCACAACAGTTAGTGCTTCTGGTGCTATTACATCTACTCTAGCTACAGGCACTGCTCCTATTGTTGTTGCTTCTACAACTAAGGTAGCCAATCTTAATTCAGACCTACTTGATGGTGCTGACTGGGCTGCACCTGCTGCCATTGGCACAGGAACACCTGCTGCTGGTACATTCACTGCACTTACAGCTAACACTTCTTTAACAGCAGCCACTGCTGCAATTAGTGCTGGTACTATTAACAATACAGTTATTGGTGCAACCACTGCTCAAACTGTTAGAGGAACTACAATCACTGCCACTACAGGATTTGTTGGCGGTCTTACTGGTGATGTCACTGGTAATACTGCAGGTACTCATACTGGTGCTGTTACAGGCAATGTCACAGGCAATTTAACAGGTAATGTTACAGCTTCTACAGGTACATCTTCTTTCAATGATGTCACCATCAATGGTGGATTGAACATGAATGCTGGCACTGCTGCCACCATCACCAATCTTACCAGCCCTACCAATACTAATGATGCAGCCACTAAAGGATATGTTGATACATCTATCAGCAACTTAGTAGCCTCTGCTCCATCTACATTAGACACACTGAATGAGATTGCAGCAGCCTTAGGTAACGATGCAAGCTTATCCACCACTCTTACAAATTCCATTGCAACTAAACTAGCACTTGCTGGTGGCACTATGAGTGGTGCTATTGCTATGGGAACAAACAAGATTACAGGTGTTGGAGAACCTACAGCTAATCAAGATGTAGCTACTAAAAACTATGTAGACACTGCTTCTGCATTGAAGTTATCCTTAACAGGTGGCACAATGTCTGGAGCCATTGCTATGGGTACTAACAAGATTACAGGCTTGGGTACTCCAACAGCAGGAACTGATGCCACCACTAAAACTTATGTTGATGGCATCTTAGGCTCTGCAACTGCTGCAGCCACCTCTGCTGCTGCTGCAGCTACATCAGCTTCTAATGCTGCTACCAGTGAAGGCAATGCAGCTACATCAGCAAGCACAGCTTCTACAGCAGCTACAAATGCTGCTAATAGTTATGATGCTTTTGATGATAGATATTTAGGTAGTAAAACATCACCTCCTACATTAGATAATGATGGTAATGCTTTACTAACAGGTGCTCTGTATTGGAACTCTGTTGGTAATGTGATGTATGTTTACACAGGTTCTTCTTGGGCTGCTGCTGGCTCTGCTGTCAATGGCACTTCAGAGAGAGTTGTATACACAGCAACATCTGGACAGACAACATTCTCATCAACATATGATGTTGGTTATGTTGATGTTTATTTGAATGGTTCTAAGCTAGTGGCTGGTTCAGACTTTACAGCCAATAATGGTGTGTCTGTTGTGTTATCAACAGGAGCCACCACTGGTGATGTTATTGACATTGTTGCTTATGCTGCTTTTGAACTTGCTAATGTTTATACACAAACACAATCAGATGCTAGATTCTTAAGAATCTCTAACAACCTTTCTGACTTGGCTAATGCTGCTACAGCTAGAACAAACTTAGGACTAGGCACAGCAGCCACTACAGCTAGTTCAGCTTATGCCACTGCTGCTCAGGGTGCGTTAGCTGATTCAGCTTTGCAAGCTGCTGCTATTGGTACAACAGTACAGGCATATGATGCTGACTTAACTACATTAGGTGCTGGTGGTTCTTCTGCTCGTTCATTCCTTGGTTTGGCTATTGGTACTAATGTACAAGCATGGGATGCTGACCTTGACACATGGGCTACTAAAACTGCACCATCAGGTACTGTTGTAGGCACATCAGATTCTCAGACACTAACAAACAAAACACTGACAAGCCCAACGCTGACAACCCCTGTCTTAGGTACGCCATCTAGTGGAACATTAAGCAATTGCACAGTAGATGGTACTGATGCTGTAGGCTTTAAAAATATTCCACAGAACGCACAAGCAGGAAGCTACACAATGGTGTTAGCTGATTCTGGAAAGCATATATACCATGCTTCTGGTGATGGAGCAGCAACTTATACAATTCCTGCTGCATCTTCTGTTGCATACCCATTGGGAACAGCAATAACTTTTGTTAATTTATCTTCAACATCAATTAGTATTGCAATTACAACAGACACAATGTATTTGGCTAAAGATGGTACAACTGGCACTAGAACATTAGCTCAGTATGGTTCCGCAACAGCAATTAAAGTTTCTGGTGTTTCTTCTTCTGGTATTTGGCTTATCTCAGGGAGTGCTTTGACATGAGTGGTGCTTTAGTTTCTGTATTTGCTAATCAACGACAGTTTGCAACAGTTCCAACTGCGCCTACTATTGGGACTGCTGTGCAAGCAGGTAGTGTAGTGTCTGTACCTTTTACTGCTTCTGCAAGTAATGGTGGTGCAGTAATTACAAGCTATACAGCCACATCAAATCCCGGTGGTATTACGGGAACAATATATCAAGCTGGCTCTGGAACTATCAGCGTGAGTGGATTATCTGGTGGTACTAGTTACACATTCACAGTAACAGCAACAAATGCTGTAGGTACTGGGCCAGCTAGTGCGGCAAGTAATAGTGTTTCTTATATAGCTACTGGACAAAACGCATACATTGGTACAAGCGCAGCTTCAACATATACTTGGGTTGCTCCCACAGGAGTTACTTCTGTCAGTGCGGTTGCAGTATCCCCCGGTGCGTCCCCTTGTGGTGTTCGCTATGCGGGTGATCTACAGTATGCTAACAATTTTGCTGTCACACCGGGTAATTCGTATACTGTCCGTGTTTCAGGTAACTCAAATGCTTGTACATCGGCTGATACTTACATTCGTGAAGCTTTTGGAAGCTTTAATTATTATTTGGTGTCGGGACACTATATTGGGCAAGCATATTGCCGAGGTACAAAGGTTACTAATAGTGTAAGCGTTGGACGGGGGGGTGGAACTGGTGGAGGTGCTGGAGGTTACTGTGGAAATGGTGGTGCAGCGAATACAGCAGGGCAGGCTTGCTCTGGTGCTGGAGGTGGCGGGGCTCTTGGGGGAAGTAGTTTTATTGGTGGATTTCTTAATACTGCTGGTGGCGGTGGCGGTGGCGGTGTAGGAATTCTAGGAAAAGGATCAACTGGTGCTGGGGGTGTTCCTCAAGGAACAAATGTGGCAGCTAATGGTGGCGGTGGCGGCTCTGGTGGGGCTACAGGTTGCATGGGGGGCGCAAGTAGTAATTATTCTGGTGCAAGTGGTGGTGCTGGGGGTAATTACGGAGGTGCGGGTGGTGACCGAGGTCGGTCTTATGATTCTTTTTGTTGCCAGTTTTATTATGGAGCTAGGGGCGGTAATGGTGTTGGTGCTGTTAGAATTATTTGGCCCGGAAATACTAGAAGTTTCCCATCAACAAACACAGGTGATCTGTAATGGAACTATTTATTCGTATCAAAGATGGTCAGCCGTTTGAGCATCCAATTTTTGGGGAGAACTTTCGTCAGGTATTTCCTGATATAGACGTTAATAACTTACCTCCTGAGTTTGCGAGGTTTGAGCGTGTTGAACCCCCTGTGCTTGGTATGTACGAAGTTATGGTATCTAAAGATTCAACTTATGAACTAATTGATGGTGTGTACAAAGATGTGTGGCATAAGCGTGATATGACTGCCGAAGAACGTGAATCTAAAAAACAGGCTGAGATTAAAGATCTTCAGGAAGCATGGGCAGCACGACCTCAAGTTGAAAACTGGTCAGCATGGGTGTTAAACGAAGAGACTATTGAATACGATCCACCAATACCACGCCCTGAAAAAGACCAGTCTAAAATTGACGCTGGTATTTCTACTATGTGGTGTGGTGCAGAAAATAACTGGAAAGATACTCCAGTTCGCCCAGAGGGTCAGTACATTTTTGATTTCCTTGCTTGGCAATGGATTGAGTTTACACCATGAGCAAAATAGCTAAAAAACAAAAGGTATGCAAAGCCGCTGAGTCAGTGGCTGAAGTGGTCAAGAACACACAGCTTCAAGTTGCATATCATTTCCCTTGCCCAATCTACATCATTGAGCGTACTGACTTTTTAGAAGTTGTTAATACTGTGTCTGAGGAAGGTCTGGAAGTGGTTAAAAAAGCCCATCCATTAAATGACATTTATCCAGTGTACATGACGGACAATTATTTTGCTGATCCTCGCATGGCAAGTTTTACCGAGTTTGTTGGTGCAACTGCTTGGAACATTCTCAATGAGCAGGGGTATGACATGCAAAACATGGCAGTGTCGTTTACAGAGATGTGGACACAAGAGCACCATAAGCATTCTGCTATGGACGCACACGTTCACGGATATGGCTCACAGATTGTAGGCTTTTATTTTCTTGAGACTCCAGAGGATGGCTCTAACGTAGTGTTTCATGATCCCCGTGCGGCTAAGGTTCAGATTGATTTACCAGAGCAAGACATGGGTAGGGCAACACCTGCCAGCAAAATGATTAACTTCACGCCTAAACCCGGCATGATGATCTTTGCTAACTCATGGTTGATGCATTCGTTTACTCGCCATGCAGCAGAGATGCCAATTAAGTTTGTTCATTTTAATTTGACTGTCATCCCTGCTCCACAGCAATCATGCCCTGCACCAGCCGCTGAAATTGTATGAACACATATCAAATTCGATTTAATAAAAGCAGGGGTCAAGCTGGGCGTGGTTCAATGGACCATGTCTGGAGAGTTTTTGAAAATGGAAAAGAGTTTTTGTTTAAGAATTTAGACATAACAGTTCCAATTAAAAGCGAAAAAGATATTAACGGAGTTGACTACAATATCATTTGTCAAGGTTACTTGACTATTGATCGAGATAATTCAACCGCAGTTATTATGGCAAATATAAAAGTGCCTGATTTAGAAACTGTGTAAATAAGGAGTAATAGATGACTAAAGCAAGAACACTAGGTAATTTTGTAAGCACAGGGAATCCTCTGTCTGATGGAACCATTACAGCCACTGATATATCTGGGCTAGGCACTGGAGTGGCTACAGCGTTAGCTGTTAATGTAGGCTCTGCAGGTGCTCCAGTAGTTAATGGTGGTGCATTAGGTCAGCCTTCTAGTGGTACGCTAACCAGTGCTACAGGGTTGCCTTTGACAACAGGTGTTACAGGTACATTACCAATCGCAAACGGTGGTACAAATTCAACTGCCACACCAACGGCAGGAACTATCCCTTATGGAACTGGAACTGCTCTTGCTTATTCAAGTGCTGGCACATCAGGTCAATTGCTACAAAGCAATGGAGCCTCTGCTCCCACTTGGGTAGCTGCACCAGCCACTTCTGCTGCTGGCTCTACAGGTCAATTGCAATATAACAATGCAGGTGCATTTGCTGGTTCTGCTAATCTTGTTTGGGACAACACTAATACCAGACTTGGTATTGGAACAAGTTCGCCCAACAGTATTTTGCAGGTTAATAAAGCCAGCGCAAATCCTACAATCATTGCAACACGCACAGGAAGTTCAGCGACCACTATTGGTGATGCTGTTTACTTGCGATTAAACGATAGCTTTGGTAGTACTGGAATGCGTACCGAAATTGGTATGGGTTATGGCATACCGGGGGCGCAAACATATACGCCAGCAGTAATTGGCTATGTGCAAACAATTGGCACTGACAACACTTATGGTGATTTGTATTTTGCAACTAGGAGTGTAAGTACAGACACCACCCCAACCGAACGATTCCGCATCGGCTCCGCTGGTCAATTTGGTGTTGGTGGTGCAACATACGGCACATCAGGTCAAGTCTTAACATCTGGTGGTGCTAGTGCTGCTCCTACTTGGGCTACACCCGCAACCCCCGCAAGTGGTTTAACTTTAATCACGACACTAACCGCATCTAATTCAACAACACTAACATTTACAAATACAAGTATTACATCAACTTACGATTTATATTTATTTGTTTTCAATAGTATAAAATTTGTGAATCACAATAGAGGTTTAGCTCTGAGAGTGTCTACTGACAATGGGGCAACTTTTATATCGGCAGCAGGAAGTTATAGTTACGCATATCAAATAATGCGGGCTGCTAGTGGAAGTAGTTCTTTTTACAGTAATTCATCAACTTCCATACGTGTTTTTGACCCAGTGAATGTTGGTAATACATTCGCCCCGCCAGAATCATCTTTTAATGGTGTTTTGTATATGGCTGCCCCATTGAATAGCGGTTTAGGAACACAATTTTGGGGAAACGCATCAGCTAATGATGCTGACTCATACGATTTCAATGCTTATGTTGGTGGTGCTTTTAGAAAAAATGAAGAAGCAAATAACGCAATACAATTTTTTGAACCCGATGGTGGGCTTCAAATTGCAAGTGGCACTATTCAACTTTTTGGGGTACAGAAATGAGATTCAAAACAACTGACAATGGCATAGTTGCATTTACTGAAGCTGAAGAAGCAGAATTTGATGCAATGGCAATTGCTTACCAAGCAAAACAAGCTGAACTTGCAAAAACTCAATATCAACGTGACAGAGCAAAAGAATACCCATCAATTACAGACTACATTGATGGCGTAGTCAAAGGTGACCAAGCACAAATACAAGCATACATTGATGCGTGTCTTGCTGTTAAAGCTAAGTACCCAAAGCCTGACACACCATGAGCGAAGCAAACACCATGACCGAAGAAGTAACCCACAAACAAATCTATGAACGTCTATGTGCTGTTGAAGCTAAGGTAGACCAACTAGATAAAAACACACAAGCAGTGGTGGTTGCCTTCAACGCAGCCGCTGGTGCATTCGTTGTGCTTGAATGGCTTGCTAGAGCAGTGAAGCCTGTCTTAATTATTGGTGCTTTCTGTGGAGCCATATGGCTGGCTATAGAAAACAAGTTGCATCAGTAATACTTTTATTAGTCATATCTTTCCCTATTGCGTCCAAGGAGGAAAAATATAGATGTGTCCGATGGACATGGACTGGAGATGTATATAACAGAAAGGTTGTATGCATTGAATGGAAAAAGGTTGAGCGATGATTGATCCGATGACAGCCCTAGCTGGCATACAGAACGCAATCAGCATGGTCAAGAAGGCCAGCAAAGTAGCCAGTGATCTAGGTTCTTTAGCCCCAATGATTGGGAAGCTTTTTGATGCTAAGAGTACAGCTACCAAGGCACTGATTGAAGCGAAGAAGGGTAAGGGTTCCAACATGGGAACTGCCCTACAAATTGAGATGGCACTAGAACAAGCTAGAGCCTTTGAAGAAGAACTCAAGATGTTGTTTATGACAACAGGCAAGATTGATGTTTGGAACAAGATTAAAGAACGTCAAGCACAGATGGATGTTGATGATGCAAGAGAGCTTCGCTCTTTAGAGAGAGCAGAGAAGAAGGCTAAAGAAAAAGAACAAGAACAACTGGAGATGGCAATCATCATTGGTGGGGTTGCTTTTGTATTATTGCTAGTAGGTATTGGTATTAATGAGTTGATGGACTTTTGTCAAACAACACATAGGTGTGGTAGATGAACGAATATCAGAAGACATTTGATTTAGCTTTAAAAATATTTGTATATGGCTGCGTTGCTTTATACTTCTTAGGGTTTTTAAAGTTTTTACCAAATGACTTGTCTGATAAAATTGTTAAAATATTATTAGGGAGAGTTGGATTATGATGGCTAAAGGTTTGGTTCCACAACGTGGTGCTATGAAAGATATGGGCGGTTCTATTGGTGAACTAGTTGGTACTCTGTTTCTATCCAGAGAGATTGCTCATAGAGCACATTTAAATACAACAAGTTTCTCTGAACACAAAGCACTAGAAGAATTCTATACTGGAATTATTGAAATTGCTGATAGCATCACTGAAGCATATCAAGGCAGGAATGGCATCATTGATATTTGTTATATGCCTAATGATTATGCTGGTTCTATTATTGATACCATGCAAGGACTATTAGATTGTATTGAGGGTATGCGATACACCGCTGTAGCTCAAGAAGAAACAGCTATTCAGAATTTAATTGATGAGGCAGTTGCCTTATTTTTAAGCACATTGTACAAACTCAAGCGTTTGAAATGAAGTATATCGTTGTCTTATTCTTGATGTTACTAGCGGGATGTGAAGACCGCTATCGCTACTACTGCCAGAACCCAGACAACTTTCATGCTGAACAATGTCAGAAACCTAGATGTCAATTTACACAAACATGCCCTGAGTATTTGGTAGCCCCCATAATGGAGAAACAACTTGAGAGATCTGCTGATAAACCTGCTGACACCAAGCCAGCCAAAACCCAAGCTAACAACTGAAGAGTTTGAAGTAAGGGTGTGGGGATTTGTGGTTATTGCAATCACAGTTATTCTCTTTGGTATTGTGTTTGCCTTACTCTATTCTGTTACTTTTGTAACACAACCCATCAAGAGTATGGCTCCTATTGATCAAGCCTACACCAAGATGCTTAATGATATAGTATTACTTATTGTAGGTGGTATTGGTGGCATTGTGGGTAAGAGGGCTGTCAACTCAGCACAGAATGCTTTTAGACCACAGCCTCCAATGCAGGGCTGTGGTGGTGGTTATGGTGGCGGTGGTGGCTATGGTATGCCTAACAGCAGCTACGCCCCTCCACAGTCTGCTTATGGCCTTCCTAGCCAGCCTTTCGGTGCTATGCCTGTGTGGAAGAACCCAGAGTTGGATGAAAGCTGGACTCCCGGTCCACCCCCAACAACACCACCAGAACATATGGACCCTGATGAAGATAGAGAAGAAATAGCAGCAGCTAGAAAAGAGGTGGATTGATGTTTCCTATACCACTTCCTTGGATAATCATTGGTGCAATGGTTGCACTACTTGGCACATACCGAGGTGGCTACCATTTTGGTTGGCAAGATCGTGATGCTGAGATGCAAATAGAGATAGCTAAGAAGAATGAAGAAGCTCGTGAGCTAGAGAAGAACATGACTTCTAAACTTGCTGATAAAGAAACAGCATTAAGAAAGGCAAAGAATGAAATATCTAACAAACAGTCTGCTATGCGTGAGCTTGCTAACACTGGCAGGTTGCGCCTCCCCACCACCAGTTGTGTACAAACCAGCACAGGTTCCACCCCTGCCACAGGAAATAGCGGAGCCGATGCAAGCGAACTTGAGCGACAGACTATTAATACTCTTATCGACATCGTTGCCGAAGGAGACAAAGCCATTGCCAAGCACACCGCCTGTGTCGCAGCCTACAACGAAATGAGGGAATTGGTCAATGGTAAACGCTGAACAACTAAGACAACTTAAGATTGATCCTGCTTTAGTAGATCCTTTTAATGAAACCTTTGAGAGGTTTGGCATTGTTACTCCTGCACAACAGGCTTCATGGATTGGTCAATGTGGTCATGAGTGTGGAAACTTCCGCATCATGGAAGAGAATTTAAATTATAAAGCTGCAACATTATTGAAGCTGTTTCCTCAAACTCCTAAGCGGGTCTGGGGTTTCACACCAGAGAGTGCTGCTGCCTATGAGAAGCAGCCACAGAAGATAGCCAATAGAATCTATGGCAATCGTATGGGCAACAGGGATGAGGCTAGTGGGGATGGGTTCAGGTTCCGTGGATCCGGATTTTTACAGCTAACTGGCATGAACAATTTCTACCATGCTGGACAAGCCTTAGGAGTTGATTTCATTATGCAGCCTGAACTGGTCCGTACACCTATGTATGCTGCCCAAACTGCTGGCTGGTTCTGGCAGACTCACAGGCTCAACCAGTATGCAGATAGTGGTGACATACTCACCATGACAAAGCGTATTAATGGTGGCACAATAGGACTAGAAGATCGTAAGCAGCATATCGAACATGCCTTACATGTATTAGGTGGTTGACTAGATCATCTATTTGTGGTATGACAAGGCATAAAGGTATATAATGTTACCAGCTTCTCTAAGTATTATTGGCAGAGAAGTGCCGATTAGAGTTGTAGATGTATTCCCTGAGCAGCTTGGAGAATACAACTATGACGATTATGCAATTAAAATAAAGTCTGGTCAGCACCCCTTAGCGGAGGCAGATACATTGTTACATGAATGTATACACGCTATAGACGACTGCTTCCAATTAAAACTGTCAGAGAGACAAGTGTATTGTTTAGCTGTAGGAGTGTTAGCACTTCTCAGAGATAACAGAGATATGCTTGCTTATTTAACTGAAGCAATAGAGAAACCAAGAAACATATGAAAGATTTTACAGCACAACAGCGAGAAGTAGTTGCTCGAAAGCTTGGCTATGAAGGCCCAATGCAAGGCTTCGATGAATTCATCTCGTCTAATCCCGCATTAGAAATGAAGTATGCCACCATCGCTGGTAAGTTTATTGAGCGTATGGCTAAAGGTGGACTCGTTAAGATGAAGCGTAAGAAGTACGCTGATGGCGGTGTTGTTACAGATGCACAGATAGCTGACTGGTGGAACAACCCAGTAAATCAACAACTATCTGACACTCAAATTAAAGCAACAATGGATCAGTTTAAGGTGACACCTGATCAGTTTGCTAAAGCCATTGGTGCTAATGAAACCACTGCTGCTGACATTGCTAATAGATATGCAGCAATACCTGCTGCTCCTATAGATGCCAGTGCTTCCTTCTCTGCTGCTGCCGCTAAACTTACAGCAGACAAAGCTGCTGCAGATAAAGCCGCTGCTGATCAAGTTGCTGCTACTAATGCTTCATTCTCTGCTGCTGCTCAGAATATTAATGCTGCTAACATTGCAGCAGCCCCTGCTTCTGCTGGTCTTACTTGGGCTGTAAACAACGGCATTACAAAAGAACAATACGATAAGAACATTTTAGATGCTTACAAAACAGCAGCAGCAAATGGATTGTCTGATGTTGCTGTAAGAGCAGAGATGGATAAGTATGGTGTTAGTGCAGCAGACTTAGCAAGAGCTACAGGATCTGGACTGGTGGCTGTACAAGAGAGATATGATGCTGCTGCTGCACCTATTGATGCCAATGCTTCTTTTACTGCGGCTGCTGCCAAGATAGCAGCAGACAAAGCTGCTGCTGAGAAGGCTGCTGCTGAGAAGGCTGCTGCAGACAAAGCTGCTGCAGATAAAGCTGCTGCTGACGCTGCTTCAGCAAAAGCTGCTGCTGATAAAGCTGCCGCTGAAAAAGCTGCTGCAGAAGCTGCTGCTGCTAAGGCTGCTTCTGATAAAGCTGCAGCAGATAGAGCCGCTGCTGCTGCGAAAGCTGCTACCGATAAAGCTGCTGCTGACGCTGCCGCTGCTAAAGCTGCACAAGATGCTGCAACCACAGTAGCACAAAAGGCTGCTGCTGATAAACTCGCTGCCGATGCTGCTGCTGCTACCAAGGCTGCCTCTGATGCTTCAGCAGTTGCTGCTGCTGCCGCTGCAAAAGCTGCATCAGATGCTGCCGCTGCTAAAGCTGCGACAGATGCTACTAATGCTTCCTTCATGGCAGCGGCTGCTGCTGTTAGAGCAGCTAATGAAGCTGCTGCTAAAGCTATTGCAGATGCTAAAGCTGCTGCTGACAAGGCTGCTGCCGATGCTGCTGCTGCAGGTAAAGTTACTGGTGGTGGTGATGTTACTTATACGCCAATAGGTGGAACACCACAAGCTGCTGCTGCTTCTCAAATAGCCCCATCAAAAATAGTAGCACAAGGTATACAAGACATCAGCACTACCAATAGAGCTGGTGCTGCACAAACTATTACAGGAACTACTCCTGCTTCTGCTGTATTAGCAGCGGATGTAAAGCCAATAACTGCAGAAACTTATACAGCCTCTTCTGCCCTTACATCTTTAAATGATGCACTTAGTAAGTTTCTTCCTGCTTCAGGAACTGTGTCTGAAGCAGCTAAAGTAAAAGCAGAAGAACTAGCAACAACAGAACTTGCTGGTGCTGCTGGAAGAGCAGAACAAATTGCCACTGCTCAAAAAGTAGGCACTGTAGATGAAAGAAAAATAACAGAAGCTGAGAAAGTTGCTGGTAGTGCTGTAGACCAAACTGCCATTGATAAAGCAATGGCATTGAATGTAGCAGAAACTGGTACAGTTACTGCAGACATGACTGTACAAGGTCAGCTTACTAAACTCACTAAAGATTTTGATGCTAAGAATCCACCGCCTTGGGCTGCTGGTGCTCTGCGTTCTGTGACAGCAGAGATGGCTGCTAGAGGTCTTGGTGCTTCTAGTATGGCTGGTGCTGCTTTAGTACAAGCTGCTTTAGAAAAAGCTTTGCCTATTGCTTCTGCTGATGCTGCTGTGTATCAACAAATGGCTACACAGAATTTGTCTAATAGACAACAGATGGCTGTTCTAACTGCACAACAAAGAGCTACATTCTTAGGTCAAGAGTTTGATCAGAACTTCCAGACCCGTGTTGTTAATGCTGCTCGTGTTGCTGACATAGCCAACATGAACTTTAATGCTAAACAACAGGTGGCTTTAGAGAATGCCCGTCTTGCTCAGTCTGTTGACTTAGCCAACCTTAATAGCAGACAAGCTGCTTTCATGGCTGAGCTTGCACAGACAGCCACTCTTGAGACAGCTAATTTAAATAACAGACAACAAGCTGCTGTTGCTAATGCTCAATCTGCTTTGCAGATGGATTTAACAAACCTGTCTTATGAACAACAATCAACTATTCTTCAAACACAACTAAAAGCACAGACTATTCTTAGTGATACTGCTGCTGAAAATGCAGCAAAGCAATTTAATGCTACTAGTACAAATCAAACAAACCAATTCTTTGCTGGTCTAACATCACAAGTTAGTCAATTTAATGCAGCACAGAGCAATGCTATGGAACAATTTAAAGTTGACCAAGCAAACTCTGTTAAGAAGTTTAATGCTGAAGTACAAAATCAAAGAGAACAATTTAATGCACAACAAAGATTGTTAATTGATCAGTCTAATGCTCAATGGCAAAGAGATATAGCTACTATTAATAGCGGTGCAATTAATTCAATTAACATTCAGAATGCTCAACTTGCACAGCAGATGACGCTTTCAGAATATAATAATGAGATACAGATGTATCGTGATTCAGTATCACACGCTTGGACCTCTGCCGAGAACGATGCTAACAGAGCAACCACTCTTGCTGCTGAAGAGATAAGGGCTGCTGCTGCTATTGCTGGTGCTAACATTAAAGCAGATGCAGAAAGCTCAACAGCTTTAGGTAGCTTTGTAGGCAGAGTGTTGGTTGGTGTTGCAACAGGTGGACTAATTAAACCATGAAAAACTTTAAAAACTATTATGCTAAGGTGGATGGTATGGCTAATTCCAAACTATCTAAACCAAAGAAAGACACTGGCAATGGATTGTTATCTAAACCAATAGATAAAATTTCTATTCAAGATAAATCTTCAGATGTATTTGGTAAAGTATCAAACTACATTGCAGCCATTAGAAAACAAAAAGAGGAGTTGATGAATGGCAAGTAATCCATATTTAACAGCACCTATTCCCGGTGAGTCTTTAACGGCTGAGCCGGGTAGTTTTCCTTGGGAACAGCCCCCTCAATATATAACTATTGATGAGGTTGCTGCTTTCTATTCAGACAAGATGAACAACCCTGAAGCCATTCATGAATTGATGGGCTTATTAGAAAAAAATATTCCAGTTGTTTCTATTTGTAACAGCATGGTTAAGATGGGATTGATGAAGGGATATCACACTGTTGATACTGGTTTCTTAGTCACTCCTATTATTGCAGAAATTATTAAGACACTTGCTGAACTTAACAATATTCCATATCATATGACTGCTGAAGATGTGGGTAAAGAAGATAGAGTGTCTCCTCTAATTATTAGAGAACTTATTAATGAAGCCAAGAAAAAAGTAGAAACAAATCCTGAAGCTAAGATTGAGCGTAAGGGTTTAATGGCTAAAGGAGAAGCATAATGGGATTTAGACTTGGTTCTTTTGTTGGTGGTGTAGCCAAAGGTGCAGGTGAATCCATCGAAGAGATGGAGAAACTTAACACTGCTCAGATTAATGATAGTGTTAAGAGTATGTATCATAACTATCAAGAGTATAGAAAAGAAGTAGAGAAAAAGAAAATTGAAATGAAAGAGGTTGTTGATCCTCTTCGTTCTATTAAGTTTCAAGATGGTACATTGAACGATAGTGAACTGATTGCTCTTGCTACCAATGTTCCACTAGCAAAACAAATATCTAAAATAGTTTTAGAGAATCCAGAACGCTTACAAACTCTATCTAAAGATTTTATTAAAGCTTCTAGTAAGATTCCAGAGGGAATGACTCTTAACGATTACATCGATACCTATGGTAAGACAGCTAGGATGAGTGCTGCACAACTTAATCAAGCTGCTGGTACTAAAGAAGATGGTTTCCTTAACAAGATGATCTTTGGTGATAATGTTAAGAAGATTAGGAATGCTGCTTCTAGATATGGAGTGACAGCAGAAGAACTTTATTCTGTGGGTGCTGCTAAGAATGCACCATCACTTCCTACTTTGTTAGAAGTGGATTATGCTAAGTTGCAGAAGACACCAGAGTTTAAAGATCTTAAAGATAAAGCTCTTGTCACTTTGACACAAGCAAAGCAAGGTGGAACAGATGATCAGCAATTAGCTGCGTCTAAAAATCTAGCTGTTGTGTTGGCAATGGACACACTTGGTAAGAATGAGAAGAAGACACAGCAAGATACAGAGCTTGATTATTCACAGAGAATTATGAATTCTACTGATCCTAAAGAGAAGGCTAGACTGACTAGAGAGATTAGAGGGATGCAAGAAATCTGGGCTAACCCATCTCTTAAGAAATTGTCAGAAGGTGAGAAGATTACTACTGGTAATAAGCTCACTGCATACAAAGGTATTGTTAACTCTACCATTGAAAACTATTTACCACCCGGCACTTTCATCTTGAATGCTCAGGGTGATATTGAAGTTAAAGAGTTGGGACAGTCTGTTAAGTTTGCTAAGGGTAAGACAGCAGGTAGAGAAGCAGCCATTGCTATTGGTACAGACCAGAATGGTAGACCAAAGTCACAACAAGACCAAATTGCTTTGGCCTCTATTGGTGTACAGTTTGATCAGGATGGTAAGGCATACGCTCCTAAGATTGACTATCCTTCTGAGGAAACACCTAAAACACCAGCACCAAGAACTGGCAGAGGTGGTGGACCTATGGCTAATACAGCACCTGCAATGCCCTCTAGATTTAACACTCCAGAAGTAGCACCTATTGATAAAGCAACAGCTAGAGCACAAGCTAATGCAGCTATTGCTAATAAAGCAGACGCTAAGGCAGTAGCTAAACGATTTAAAGACACATATGGTGAGGACCTCTAAATGGGAATGTTTGATGACTTAATCCCCACTAAATCTAGTGGTGGTATGTTTGATGATTTAATTCCAAAGCAAACGCCTCAACAAATGGAGGCTGCTGTTGTTAAGCCGCCTACAGAAGCTGAGCTTAAGGCTGCAGAGAAACCCGCCATCATCACCAAACCCCTCATGCCTAGCAAGGCAAAGATTGAGGAAGCAACTAAGAAAGGAATTGAAGAGAAGATTCCTTTTGAAGAGTTGTATAAAAATCCAGAACTATTCGGTGTAGTTAAAGACTACATGAAAGTTAGTCGTAACATTGAACCTGAGAAGGGTCAATCAGACGAAGACTTTGTTAAGAAGTACATGGCAACAATGAGGGATGTTGAATTCAACACTTTCACTGGTGCTCTTCCTGAACTGAATAGAATCCGTAATGCTAAGGCTGAGGATGCTCAGACACTGGGTCTTGGTAGAGAACTATATAAACAAACAAGAAGTGTGTTCCAGCCCGGTGGTCAAGGGTATGGAACCTCTGATGCTTTAGTTCCTTATTGGAATGCATTAACATCCATTGCCACAGACCCACTAACCTATTTAGGTTTTGGTGCAGGTAAGATGGGTCAACAAGTTGTTAAAGGAGCAGTGGCTAAAGAAGCTGCACAGGTAGCTGCTGGCACTGCTACCACAGGCAAGATAGCTTCTATGCTCAAGCCTACACAGGGCAAGGTAACTGCTGCAGTCACTGGCCTTGAAGCTACCTCTGGTGCTGGTCAAAACATTGTTAGCCAACGCCTTGATCAGGAAGTTAATCGTAGCATTGGTAAAGAAGTTGAAGAACTAAATGCACCACAGATTATCTTGGGTGCTGTCATGAGTGGTGGTGGTGGTTACTTAGAAGCCAAAGGTGCTGCTGCTAAATTTGGTAAGACAGGTAAGCAACAGTTTGAAGACTTGCTTAAGAAGTCTAGAGAGAAAACACCAACAAATCCTACAGCACCACCCACTAAGGTGGAGTCTGCATTGTTAACACCTGTGGATGAGAACATGGATATGCTTGCTGAGCAATTCATGAAGCAAGAAGGTGCTAAAGTATTAGATCAAATCTCTCCTGCTGCTGCTCTGGTAGAGCCAGCCATTCGTAGAGACTTGTCACAGAGAGCCATTCGTGTGGCTATGAATGTGATTGAGAACGATCCTACCTACAAAGTTAAAGCAGGACAGAAGACCAGTACAGCCATTGCTGAGGTGTTCTCTGCTATGGATCAAGGACTTATTGATGACACCCTGTTAGAGCAAGCCATTAGAAAAGAAGGACTTAGTCCTGAACAGTTTGCCCAAGCTAACAGAGTGACAGTTACACAGGCTGCTCAAATCATGCAGCAATATTCCACAGCATCTAAGACACTGAATCGTCTGCGTCAAATTGACCCTGATGTTGCTAAGCAAGTGGATGCTTTGTATAGCAAGCCTGATGAATACACATCTGCTCTTGGCTACTTAGGTGGTGCATTCAATAGAGTAGAGAGAGAAAGTAAAGCCCTCATTGTTAGTGGTATTGGAACCACTGTTCGTAACATCATGGGTACTGGTGTTGGACTTACATTTAATTCAGCCGCTTCTGTTATTGAAGGTGCATTAATGACAGTGGGTAAGACGCTATCACCAGAAGCTAAGGGTGCTAGATTCTCTACACTAACAACCAGCATTGGAGATACCATTGATAATGCTTTTGGTACATGGGGCTACCTCCGTAAGAATGACTTGGCCTCTGAAGTTACAGACAAGTTGTTAGAGCATAACCCATCCATCAGAAGTAGCATTCTTTCTGCTATGCAAGAAGACTCTACAGACCTGTCCAAAGTTGCTCGTATGGCTAACGCTCTTAACGTGGCACAGGATGCTTTCTTTAGGAAGGCCATCTTTGCTAATGCTGTAGAGAAGAAACTTAGAGGGGTTGGTTTAGATATGTATCAGCTTATCGATCAAGGTAAGGTGATTCCTGCTGACATTCTTAAAGAAGCAGCAGACGATACATTGAAAGCTACCTTCTCTTACACACCTAAGATACCTAAGGGTGGCATCAAAACAGTGGAAGCAGGTGCTGAAAAATTAGGCAACTACTTTGTTAAGGCTGCAGAGATTCCCGGAGGTAGTTTGTTTGTTACCTTCCCTCGCTTCATGACCAATGCTATGGCCTTCCAGTATCGCTACAGCCCCTTAGGTGGCCTGTCTGGTGCAGAGGATGTACTCAGAGGCTCTAAGATGTTAGCCAATGGTGATGCGGGTGGTGCTAGTCTTATCAGAACAGGCCAAGAGAATATTGCTAAAGGCATTGTAGGTACATCAGCATTGCTTGCTGCCATTGACTATCGTGAACGCAATCAAGATGTTGAGTGGAACAACTACAAGAAAGACGATGGCTCAACTGTAGACATGCGTGGCATCTTTCCTATTGGTCCATACTTAGCTGTTGCTGATGTATTGGTGAAGCAAAAGCGTGGACTATCTGCAAAGACTGGTGATGCTTTTGAAGCTGTTGTTGGTATAAAGATGCCAGCAGGTACACAGAATCAATTCATGGATCAGCTCATCTCTGCTCTTTCTTCTGAGAGGGATGTAGAGAAATGGGCTGATAAGACTGGTAAAGTGATTGGTGATTTTGGTGCTAGGTTTACATCACCCTCCATTGTTAAAGACATCTTTAACTTTGTTGATTTAATTCGTGAGGGTGGCTCTATTGCTAGAGATCCTAATGTACTTACATCAGAAAAGCCAGCAGATAGAATATTAGAAGCCGCTAAGAACAGAGTTCAATCTAAACTTCCTGTGCTAAAAGAAAGCCTACCAGAAACTATTCCCCGTGTTAGAGAAGGTCCAATATACAGAGAAGGTGAATTTTTTAACAACTTAGTTGGTATTCGAATCACACCACAGAAGACACCAGAAGAAACTGAACTAGTCTATCTAGGTGTTGATACATATAAACTGTTTGGTCAGCCATCGGGTGATAAAGAATATGATAGGGCTTATGTAGAAGCAGCTAATCCATTGGTGATTGCTACCATCCAAAGAGCTATGTTAAGCCCTCGCTATCAATCCCTGCCTGACATTGAACAGAAGAAAGCTATTGAAGATAGCGTTACAGCAATACTTCCTGTGGCTAGAAAGCTTACAGAAGCACAGTTTATGCAGGAAGATTTAAATCGTGTATACAAGATGAAGTTTAATAAACTTCCTGAAGATACTCGTAAGATTATTAACAATAGATATTCTGCTGAGCACGATGGTAAGACACTGGAAGAAGCCAATGATTACATGAAAGTACCTGAGTATTCAGGGAAGATTAAAGATCTTAGGTTTGCTACTGGAGGTGTGGTTGCTGGAAAGATTATTAAAGCAGGTGCTAAGGCTGCAGCAACAGGTGCTGAAGGAATGCTTGATCTTATTAGAAAAGTTAAGAATCCTGAGGGAATGATTGCCAATGAAATTAACAATGCTGTAGAAGGTGCTCTTAACAAAGCAGAGACAGGTGTTCAAACAACACAAGCTCTTCCTAAAGTTAAGAGTAAGGCTAGTGCTCCTGTCTCTCAGCCTAAGCCTGTGGATGCAGAGATGGAGAAGCTGGTAACAGAAGCTGAAGCTTCATTCACTCCACCACCTAAAGTAGAGCCTGAGGTGTTGCCAGAGATTAAGACAGAACTTCCTATGGAAGCACCTGCTCCTATGACTCCTTATATGAAAGGCATAGCTGAGAGCGATTTAAATAAATCCAAATATGGCTTCAGCAAAGATTCAGACATCATTTCAGATTTTGAGGTTAGACAGAATACATTGACTGCTATTAAGCAAATGAGGACAGATGCTTTTGATAAGCTGATTGAGATGCCTAATGTGGCAGGTAAAGTTGAAGATGATGTTATTGCTGTAGCTCAGGGGGAATATAGAGCAGCCAAAGGTAAAGAGGTGGATGTTAATGATCCAAAATCTGTAGAAGATTTTGTTTCTTTCTCTATGCCTTTACAAGATAAGTTAAACAAGCTTAGAGAGAAATATAAAGACAGACCTCCTAAGGTGCTCTATCATGGTACACCATATAACGCAGAAGAGAGAGCAACTAAAGGTTTCTTTGATCCTCAAACACTTCCAGAAGATCAAGCCGGACAGAGAGAATTAAAAGTAGGGGCAACATCTTTTACTTCTGATGCTCGTTTCAATTATGCCAACTCAAGTTTTGGTGGAACAAATCCTGAGAACATTGTTCAAACAACTATCCCATATGCTGATTATGAATTTAGACGAATCAATATGTCTAGAGATCAGTATAAGAAAAAAGTAGGAGTAGAGGATATGGGGGACATGAACACCATTGCAAGATCTATTACAGGATCTCCTACAGTGGCCCGTCCTCTAGGTCTTCCTAGATCTATTGGTATGAAGGAGTCTGAAGATGCTTTTACAGAAAGTGAAAAGCTTGCTATCTCTAGAAACATGTATGAGACAGAGAAGAAAACTCCTTTGTTTAACCAACAAGAAGATATCTTTAATAACTCTTTGGATAGATTGCAAGAGCTTAAAAGAAGTTTCTTATCCCCAGAATCTTTAAAGCCTATTAAAGAAGGTGGTTTAGGTAGTGAAGAAGTACAAGCTTTGAAAGCCTATCGTCTTATTCGTGGTATTGTTAGAAATGAGTTTAGAGAGACTGGTGGTAAAGCTGCTATGGAAGCAGGATACACACCTATCACAAGCAGCAATCAATCCACAGCTTCTAGACTAGGTAGACTTGCTAGACCTTCGCTTGTAAGAAACTTTGATTTAGGTAAGTTTATACCTGATGTTATTTCCACTTTGGAAAAGGTAGGAAGTAAAGACAAAGCTGAGGCTCTAAGAGTTTTAGAACAACAATTTAATGTGTTGCGTAAAAGCACTGTGGATTCAAGTAGTCCCAATGCTGAGATGTCTGCTGCCGTTAAAGGTGAGACTAAAGCAGTAGATGCTATTAGAGACTTGGTAGGTGGAGACTACAGAGATAAAGAGAACAAGAAAAGAATTGGCTTAGCTAAGGGTGGCCTCGCAAGTCGTAGGTAATACTACATAAGATAGTCTATCAAGAGGAACCTTGTAAAAGAGTTCTCCTTGGTAGACATATTTATTTCTAGACTCTTTAACTTCTGAAGCTAACACAGTAGCAGCTTCGCAATGGAACAAGGCTGTCCCGTCCTTATTAACAGAAAAGAAGTATGTTAACATGTCCTGTGTTAACAACTTCTTTTTCCTGTTAGGTACATTCAAATCTTCATAGGGAAACTCTACAGTTTTCCATGACAGTCTGACTTCTACCTCAGCATACCCCACCAACAAGTCGTCTTTGTACAGATGCAGATCAATCCCATACCTGTCAGGATTATCTCTAGCTTCCATACCCCAAAAAGAAGAGACATAGCTCTTAACTATATCTCTTCCAAACTTGTCGTAGGTGTCGTGAAGTTCTTTATCGAACCGCTTGGTAGCCATTGAGTCTTTCAATGTTATCAAAGTAGCCACGATCAAATCCTCGTTGCCACTCTTTACCTGC